GGTGGCAGTACAGTTATTAGAAAATTGGCTCCTAAAAGAGCAGGAGAAGATTCAAACCAAGTATCGTGAATTGAATCAAGTTTCTGTTCTAGAGCCAGATGTAATTTTTATCGGCGATTCGATTGTAGAATACTACCCATTGCAAGAGTTGTTTGGGACTGCAAAGACGATTGTCAATCGTGGCATCCGAGGCTACCAGACGAAACTGTTATTAGAGAATCTAGATGCCCATCTTTATGGTGATGCTGTCGATCAAATTGTTCTCTTAATTGGGACAAACGATATCGGAAAAGATATTCCCATGAATGAAGCCTTGGATAATCTTGAAGGTGTGATTCAATCGCTTAACCGAGAATATCCGCTGTCACAAATAAAGCTTGTTTCTATCCTGCCAGTCAATGAAGGAGAAGAATACAAGCAGACAGTATATATTCGTACCAATGAAAAGATCAGAGAATGGAATCAAGCCTATGAGGCTCTAGCCTCCGCCTATATGCAAGTAGATTTTCTACCAATTTATGATAGTTTAACAGATTCAGAAGGGCAACTTCAATCAGCCTATACAACGGATGGCCTCCATCTGAGTGTAGCCGGTTATCAAGCTTTATCAGAAGTCTTAAAAGGGGTTCTTTTCTAAAGAAACGGCTTGATTTTGCATTTTTTTTGAAGATAGGTTATAATAGTTCTAACATCTTGGGGTCGTTACGGATTCGACAGGCATTATGAGGCATATTTTGCAACCCGTGTGGCGACGTAAACGCTCAGTTAAATATAACTGCAAAAAATAACACTTCTTACGCTCTAGCTGCCTAAAAACCAGCAGGCGTGACCTGATTTGGATTGCTCGTGTTCAATGACAGGTCTTATAATTAGCGAGATACGATCAAGCCTTGTCTAGTGGTTTGATAAGAGATTAATAGACTCGCAGTTCCTAGGCTTGAGTTATGTGTCGAGGGACTGTTAAAACAATACATAACCTATGGTTGTAGACAAATATGTTGGCAGGTGTTTGGACGTGGGTTCGACTCCCACCGGCTCCATTATTCCTTTGCATTCTTTTGCATTCCTTTGTAAAACGTTGTTAAATCAACGTTTTTTATTTTTGTCTTTGGTATTCCTTGGTATTCTTTCGCGAAAAATGGAGTCACAAAAGGAGTCACAAAAAGGAGGCGAACCTCCTTAAAAATCAATATAATTCGCAAAGCGTTCTCCGATGTCGTCCTTTGCTTGTTTGGTTATGTGGGTGTAAACGTTCATGGTCGTTTTCAAATCAGAATGGCCTAGACGATGTTGGACTTGCTTCAAAGTCATACCCGCGTCGAAACAAAGGCTGGCATGTGTATGTCTGAATCCATGGATTTTGATTGGACGCAGGTCGCTACCCTCCACAATTTTGATAAGCCACTTTCTGGGCAGGGTGCTTGGAATTGGCTTCTTAAATTCATTTTCAAAAATGTATTTGGTATTTGGATTCTGCTTTCTCCATTTTTTCAAAATGCTTTTTGTCTTTTTATCTAGACTGATTAGTCGATTGCTGCTGACCGTTTTGGTGTTGCCTATCTCTTCGCCTGCAAAACCTCTTGTAATGGCCTTGTTTATGTCCAGAGTATTATCTGTCCAGTCGTTCCATTCAAGGGCTAAAATCTCCCCTTTTCGAGCCCCTGTGAAGGCTAGGAGCCGGAATAGAGTTATCTTCTCTAGATCCTTTGTTTTGGAGACGAGTTTCAAGAATTTTTGAAGCTCGTCTTTGCTATAGAAATCGCTCTTGTTATCTGATTTCTTTCTTGTCGAAGTAATCACGCTATCAACTGGATTCGTATCAATATATCCATGCCTGATTGCGTATTTGAAAACATTATTCATCAAGCCCTTTAGCTTACGACCATAAACTAATTTTCTAGACCATTCATTGGCTTGCTCTTGCATTTGAAGGGGAGTAATACTAGCTATTTTTCTATTGCCGAAAACTGGATAGATGTGATTCTTGAAATTTCTAGATGTCTTGATATAGGTGCTGTCTTGTACGGTTTCAGAATAATCTTTAAGCCATTTTTTAGCAATCTCCTCAACCGTGATTTCTTTCTTACTTTGCTCGCCGCTCTCAATGTCTTCCTGAAGTTGAAGTAGTGCTGCCCTCGCTTTAGCTTTCGTGGCAAATCCACGGCGAGTAGCGTATTGACTATATCCATTAATTTTCCCGATATACGCACGGAACATATAAGCCGTTTCCCCGTTTTTCTTTTTATAAGACTTTATTTCCATTGATTTTTACCTCATTTCTTGATAAAATGGGTATAGTAAAGAGGGCTTTTTAATGCCTTTTACTATACAGAATATCCTCACACTCAAAATTTGGCGATGGCGAGTGTGGGGATTTTTTTATTTACGAATTATGAACGATGACGTCCAAGGCTCCCATGATTCGTTGAGCGTTTTCAACTGCTTCCTTGTACTCTTTCGAAGTATTCTTTACTGGCTTTCTAATCAAGTCAATGAATACTACCGGCTTATTGAAGTCATTTGAAGTTACACGAAGAGTCATGTCCAAAATTTTAGAGGTTGATTTTCGTTTAGATACGATACCACCAGCAACAGCACCAATCGCACCAAACATAGCACCGGCAACCAAAGCTTGTCCAACACCACCCGAAACAACAGTCTGATTATTGACAATCAATTCATAGGATACCAAATCCTCGAACGAATACCATCCAGTATCGTTCTTATCTTTTTTTACCATGGATGGTATTAAAGATAATCCCATCGTTCCCATAGCAAGACCAACTTTTACCGAGCCTTTGATGGCTCCTCCGACCAAACCAGATGAGCCTTTTGCTTTGCGAGCTCCATTTATGCGATAAGTGCGGTGGTATCTATCAATCTCAAGCGGTCCGACTTTGTCCGTTTTTCTGCTTACGGCAGCAGGGGATGGAGAAGCAGGCTTATTGACTGGCTGAGGTTGTTCAGTTTGTTCTTGGTTAGCGATGGAAAAACCGCAATTTGGGCAAAATTTATAGCCCTCTACGGGATTGCCACATTCAGGACAAAATTTCATATTGACCTCCAATAAAATTATATGATTTTTTATTTCTCTCTATACAAATCCACGACTTCACCGATAATTCGGAAATCCGTTTCTGGTGTAATTGGCATATCCTTGTATGCAGGGTTCAAGCTATGTAGGTAAGCTTGGTCTTTATCAATAACAAGTTGCTTGATATAGGCATCACCGTTGTAGTTGAATACTCCGATAACTCCGTCATTTAACTCTACACTTGTCTGAATGAATATCAGGTCGCCATCGTGGTAGTCTGGTTCCATGGAGTCCCCTTTGATCGGGATAACAAAGTCAGCATCAATATCTACTGGCAACTCAATCCGTTCAACTCGTACATCGTTCAAATACTGCCCTGTCCCTGCAGAAGCTGGATGGTCGTAGTAGTCGTAACTATAGAGTTGAACAACCTCCGATACTTCGTTTATCTTTGTTTCTTCTTCGTTCCTCTGCTCGTCCAGTTGTTTTTCAGCATAGGCCAGGACCTTGTCTTGTCTCGGTGGTTTTAGTTCATCGTAGATGGTTTGGATTGAGGAAGCGGGAGAGATAGGGTTATTCCATGATTCTCCAACGACAGAGTAAATTACAGGATTAGCAGTAACAAATCTCGGATCTAGAGTGGATTTTGGAACTCCAAAAAAATCCGCAATTTTTTGAACATTCCCTGGAATCGGCAAAGAAGTTCCTTTTACATATCCTGTCAATGTGCTAGGCGGTATCCCTGTCGCTCGAGACAACTCAGCTTGTTTGCAATTTCTATCAGATAAAATTGAGTTAAGATTTGCAGAAAAGACTTTCATATCCTTTTTATCTTGAGGAGTTAATTTTCCTCGTCCTCTTGCCATATTTCCCCCTCCTATCTATCTTCTTTACTATATGATACCGTTTATTTTCGATTTTGTAAATAAAAAATTCGAAAAAATTACGAAAAAAATCGAAAAAACCATTGACTTACGATTTAAATCGTAGTATAATTAAATTAAGTTTAAGGAAATAACAAAAAACAAGAGCAAAAAAGAAAGGAGTAGAAAGATGTCAGGACAAAAAGAAAAATACCACGATAGACGTGGTAGACCTGATGAATTGAAGGTTGAAAAAGTTATTCACCTTTCAATTTTGAGAGGCGAAGGAACTGAAGCAGATAGCATTCGAGTTGTGGAGCAATATTATAACATGGACGGCAATCTAATATTTGAATTAGATCCTTGCTCTCCGCATTATCAAGAATTTTTAGGTTTGCGTTGATTTTGTTTATCTTTGTCCAAATCTAAAATATCTTGTAGTAATTGCTCGTTATCATGGCGTTCAATATACCATTTTTGCATAAGTAGTTCTATAAACTTCAGCAACTTGTGAGCCTCATTCGGTTCAATATCCACTATAAGATTTATATCTTTTTCTGGATGGGCACCAATGTTTCCAAGTTTTCGTAGAGCATCGAGTACATTTTTAGTGCTTAGGTCAACAGACTCTTTTAAAGCATCTATCTCATCTACTAACCTTGCTTTAGAAATTCCCCAAAAATCCCTAATCATTCCTTGTAGACAACGTCTAGAGAGGGTAGCAGAAGCTTTGGGGCTGAGATTTAAGATAGCGTGAGCTTCTTCATAGTCACTTCTGATAGCCTGAGGGATGTAGTCTGGATAGACTTTTGCGAGTGAAATAGGATTGAAGTGCATAATGCGATTTGGAAATTGACTTCCTACGCCCACGATGTCGATTGAAACTTTATGACAGTTTGGACAATTCATTGTTTGTATTGTTATTTTGTCGTTCAAATTTTCCTCAACCTTAACATATGGGCGACGAATCCAAAAGTAGTGTTCTTCTTCTCGGAATGTATCGTAGTGGTTTGGAACAGAGCAACCGCAAAATAAGCAGTATAGTTTATTAGAATCCATAAGATTTCTCCAGTCATTTTATTTTGATTATACCACATTTGAAAGGGGGTGAGGGGGAGATTTTGAATAGTAAAAAGCCTTGACCTACTTTACACTAGATCAAGACCTGCACACTTTGATAAGGTTTCACAGTCGGTGTAAAGCGACTGGTTGAAACTTCGCTGGTCATGCGTCCAGCACTGCAATCAACGTGGTTTGGCTAGTCTTTGAGTGCCGCACGGTAGTTATCTGTCAGTCCCGCTATAAGCAGAGCTGCAGTCCCTCTTATAGTCAGCGACAGGCTCCGTGCAGTCACACTCGCAGTAAAAACTCGTTGGTACCTAGCCAAACTGAATCACTGAACCACAGTCCCCTTCAAAAATTTTGCCAATTTGCATCAGCTCCTTTCTTGTTAAGGATAATATAAATATATACTGTTTTTGAAGGGGTTACATCGGTCTTAAGACTGATTTTTGGAGACAATCATGGAAGATAAAATCATCGAACTTGCTGATTACTTCATCAGCGAATCTACAACGTACAGAGAAGCTAAAATAGCGTGTGAGAAGCTATTGAAACAAGTCAGCCATGAGATTGAACTCAGGGCTCTGGAAAGTGAGACAAGGGTATAAGAATGAGACCAAAGAAATATCCGTACAAAACAATAAGACCCCTTCCGTCAACGAAAAGGGTCAAGGATGTCATCAAACTTTTGCAATTTATCAAGCAGGATCATCCGAATCCTAGTGAATACATGAAGCCAAGAGTGAAAGCATTGGCTGAGCTCACTAGCGAGGATGTTAGAGATTACGATTTGAAATTTGCTCCATCAGAGCTTGTATCTCAACTTCGTGATTTGCAATCATCTTTCTAAGATAAGGAAGGTAAAGTATGAAAGAAACAATAAAGGAATTTCTAAAATTTAGAAGCCAATTTACAGTACGTGAATGGTTTGAAATTAACCAAGCTGTCGAAGCTCGTTTAAATCAAAAAGTCGCCCAGCTGAAAATGGACGACTCAGATATAGAAATCATTTCTAAAAGACTAGAAAAAAGTTATCTAGAAACGATTTGAATGAACATTGGATGGATACGATAGTCAGCGCCACGATAGTGAATGTAGATATAATCCTGATGGTACATAGTGTTTGCTTCAGGTTTAGAAATTGGTGAGTAGAGTTCTGCATTTTCTTCCCACCAAATATAAGGACTAGCCATATTTGGTCCCATTACACAATCGTCGTCGGCTGATAGGTTCACCCAATTTCCGCAAAGACATGCGTGAATTTCAGTCATAACATCACCTCCTTTCTAGCTTTTATTATAGCAGAATTGGGAGGAACAAATAGAAAAATAAGGAGGTAGGAACGTGCCGAAAATGACATTGAGAGCAATAAGAACAAATTATAACTTATCTGCCAAAGAAGTTGCTGATAAACTTAACATTCATCAACAAACATTGTTGAAGTATGAGCATGATAGTTCAAAAATTCCAATGGATCTTTTAGACAAACTTGCTCGACTATACAATGTCGATAAGGATTTTATTTTTTTAGGCAAAAAATACGAATTAAATCATAGTTTAGGAGAAGTATGAATGAACAATATTTCACAGAGATAGACATGGATAATCACGAAAGATACTTTAAGATTCCGTATCGGCTGATAGAAGATGATTATTTTTCAGATTTAGACCCACTGGCTGTTATGGTTTATGGTATTTTGACCGATCGTATTTCATTATCTCGAAAAAACAAGCAACATTTTACTGACAAAGATGGATATTTGTATGTTGTAGCTACTAACGAAGAAATTGGTAAGTGGATAAAAAAAAGCGAGCCAGTTGTAATCAAATTAAAAAGACAACTGATAGAACACGGCCTGTTGAAAGAAAAAAGGCAGGGCGTTAGATTAGCGAATTTACTATATCCTCAGAAAATCAGAACTAAAGAAACTTTAGTTCAAGAACTTAAAAATATTAAGGGGAGAACTAAAGAAACTTTAGTTCAAGAACTTAAAAATATTAAGTCTAACCAACCTGATAATAACCATCCTTATATAACCAACCTGAGTGAATCAGATGGGGCTGGTGCTAATAATCTATATAGTATAGAGGACGCCCCCGCAGAAAATGACTTGGGAATTGTTCATGATTGGATATTTTCAGAGTTTGGACGATACCCGACACCATTTGAAATCGAGGACTTGAAGGCTTTCTTACAAGACCATAAGAAAGAGGTTATCAAGTTAGCAATCAAGGAATGTGTTGGGAATGGTAAGCCTTATTTCAAGTATCTTGAGAGCATCTTGAGAGATTGGAAACAGAAAGGTTTAACGACTGTTGAATTGGTAGAGAATAGGCAGAAGCCTACTCGGTCAAATAGTAAGTCAAATGGTCGCTTGAAATTGTCCGATGATGGATTTGATCCACGGCTTGGATTTTAGGAGGTGCGCATGCAAGTAGTATCAAGCAAAGAATTGCAAGAAAGAGCCTTGCAGATTGAGACGTTAAAACAACAATGCCCAAAGCATGAAGGAGTTTATATGTGGCGGTCTGTCAATCCTTGCACTCACAACACGCTGACCTATTGTCCTGAATGTGTTCAAGAAACCATCAACCAGAACGCAAGCGAGCAGTTAGCTATTGCTGAAGCTCAAATCAGAGATACGAGGTCTTACTCTCTCTTTATGAAAGAGAGCATCATCCCAAACGATTTGAAAAATGCGACTGTTGGAAATTTTGAAATCCACACAGAGCAGGATGCTGCAGCAGTCAATTTCGCTAAGCGGGTCACGGCTGACTATGTGAAAGAACGTTACGAAGGGAATACGATCATCAGCGGACCGCCTGGAGTTGGTAAGAGCCATCTTGCTATTGGGATAGCGAAAACCTTAAACGAGAGCTTTCAAATGCTCCAAGTCCGCAAATCGGTAGTCTATATGCCGTCCATGGAACTGTTCTCTCGGATGCAAGAGGCTTTTCAATACAAGGATTCAAAGTGGGAGAAACGCTCAGTTGTGAAGTTCCTGCAAGGTGTCGACTTCTTGATTTTGGACGACCTCGGCAAAGAGTCGAGTGTTGGTAATGAAATCCGACAAGGGAATAACTGGATGCAAAAAATCCTGTATCAAATTCTTGAAAACAGGACGAATACAATTATCACAACTAATTTTGAGGGTAAGCACCTCAAAGAACTTTACGAGCAGAGTCTCGTTGACAGAATTACGAAAGGAAACATGAAAACAAATGCCTTTAAGTTCAGCAAAGACACAGCTTCAAGACGCTCTTTGTCAGCAACTGGCTACTAAAGAGCGGCAGCAGATTATTGATCAGTTTGAAAGCCAATTTTACAAACTATCAACTCTGCTTAAGGAGAGGTTGCTGATTACGACAGACGAGCGGTTCACAAATAAGATGAACGAGCTGACGTATTATGCGACAAATGGAAGCGTCTATACGACATGAAAATAAAAGCACCTGACGGCAATCAGGCGCATACTTAAATATTCAATTACAGTATATCACAGAAAGAGAGGAATTGCCAATGGCTTTGGAATTGTTTGGAGAAGATTTCAAAAATGAACTACTGGAGGAGCTTGTCCAGTTGAATGTGAAAGCTATGACTGAAGCTAAACTACGAGTCGCAAGAGGTACAAACTGGGCTTCAATCAAAGATGTTCAAGAAAAGACAGGTTGGGGGCGCAAGAAAATTGAAGATTTCAGAGACGCAGGGAAATTCCGCTATCAGCAAAATGCAAAAGGTGGTAAGTATTTATATGACTTAAACGACGTACTTCGGTTTCAAAGTCAGTTAGCAAAGTGAGGGGAAAATGAATCTATTAGCAAGATTAAAAAACTGGTTATCTAAAGAACTCAACACCGATTGGAGAATCGTTGCATTAGACTTAAACCAGGCGTTAATTGAGACGCAAGAAAAATTACAAGAAGCAAATCAGCGTATAGCTGATCTAGAAAAAATCGTAGCAATCTACAAAGAAAAGGAGAAAACAAGATGATGGAATACTTATATTTCGTGACAATCGTAGGAATCGCGCTATGGTCGCTGGTAAATAAACTGGATGAACACGCTGAAATGAAAAAACAAGATAGTCAGCGAATAGCGAGTAATATCACACGGATGAATCTGAGAAATTCAGATAAGCAATTTACTTATGATGTAGAACCACCTGTGGGACTCGCAAAAGGTGTAGAAGAAGGAGTTTAAAATAGTGACGATTAATAAACTAGAAATCGAAAATGTCAAGCGTTTTAAACCGGTAGAATTTGCAAGCGCCGCCCAACAAAGACACGCTGAAACAGTCGCACCGACTTTGCAAGGTGGATTTTAAAAAAACTAAAGGAGAACAATCATGAAAAAAACAGAAACTTTTATCGTATTGCGTAACAAAAAAACAGGTAACTTTTTATCGAAATATAAAAGCAAAGAACAAACTCTTGCTTATTCTGTAGAATATACAGAAAATTTGGCTCGTGCTGCTAAAAATGAAGTTGAAGCAACAAAAGTACAAATTGAAGATTTTGCAAAACTAGCGAATGCATTAAATTGTGAATTGCTCGAAGTGACTGCAACGTATGAGCTCAAAACACTTGACGGTGAAGAACCAGAATTGATTGAAGGAACTGAAACATCGGATGAAGAAGAATTTAAAAGATTCTTAAAAATGTTAAAAGCTGGGATGGAGGATGCTCATGTTTAACTACGACAGGGATATGATGCAGCCGCCAGAAGAACGAGAAGAACTTGACCCTAGCGAGTATGTGAATATCGGATGCGGTCAGTATCGATATGTAGGTGATGAAGTATGATTCAGGAGCTACACGAAGAAATCGACAATTGGAGAGCCGAGTATATTCATCTTGGAATTGAACTCGGAAAAATCATCAACGAGCAACAAGATATTATTTTGAAATTGCAAAACGAAAATCGACGCTTGAAGCGTCAAAATTGGAACTTTAAGAAAACGAAAGGTAGAAGAAAATGACAAACGAACTAACACAGAAGCAAGTTACATCAAATGTTGCGACACGAATCGAAGCGATGAAGGGGGAAGGGCTCCTAATCGCACCGAATTATAGCGTTAGCAATGCCTTGAGCTCGGCATACTATGCTCTAAAAAATTCTAGTAGCGGGAATTTGCTCCAGCAATGCACTCAAGACAGCGTTTATAATACATTGTTAGAAATGGTAACCCAAGGACTAAGTCCGGCTAAAAAGCAATGTTACTTTATCAAATATGGTTCGGATGTTCAGCTTAGAATGTCGTATTTTGGGACCATTAAAGTTACTAAAGATTTGCAAGAGGTGAAAGATGTTACTGCAAATGTTGTCTACGAAGGAGATACGCTAGAGGTATCAGTTGAAAATGGGCGTAAGAAGTTAGTCAAACATGAGACGGATTGGCAGAACGCAGATAATCCAATAATTGCTGCTTATTGCATCATCACTCGAACTGATGGAGAAGAGTTCTTTGAAGTCATGACTAAAAAACAAATTGACAAGTCATGGTCTAAGGCGAAAACGAAAAATGTCCAAATCGATTTCCCCGACCAGATGGCCATGCGTACGGTTATCAACCGAGCTGCCAAAATGTTTATCAACACAAGTAATGACAGTGACTTGTTCGCTGGAGCAATCAATAACACAATTGCTGACGAGTACGACAATGATCGTCAAATGAAAGAAGCTGAACCAGTGAGAGAAGAGGCTGAAACATTAGATAGTATCCTTGGAGCTTCTGAAGAAGTGGCTGAAAAACCAAAAAAAGAGGTTATCAACCAGGAGTTGACGACCACAGATACAAGCTACCCAGCAGATGAAGTTCCAGATTTTGATCAAGAAACGGGCGAAGTAATTGATAAGGAGCCAGAAAATGGTCAAATGGACATGCTAGAAGGGGAGGATTTCTAAAATGACTGAAGAATTAAAAGATGTAACGGATAGTCTCGAGCTCGTTCCAGTAACAGAGTTAGAAGTCGGCTTCGTCCTGAAAGCGGCCGAAATCGAAATCCAAGGCAAGGAGGTTTTGGAACAAGCTTTAGCGGCATATCAAAAGAAATACGCTGGCTATATCGTGACAGAAGAAACCTTGTCAGATGACACCAAAATTAAAGACGAATTGGGACGAGTGCAACGTCAGATTGAACAAGAGCTCAAAAACCAACTGAAAGACTACTCTAATCCGTTGGACGAAGTGAAAGCATGGGTTAATACTGTATTAGACCCTATCAAAACTTTGCAGACGGACATCAAAAACCAGATTAAAGAATTTGAAGAAAGAGCGACGGAAGCCCGCAAAGAGACGATCAGAGAAGCCTTTGAAGCAGCAATTGCAGACAGCGGAGTCGACCTTGACATCAAGTTGTTTGCCATCTACTTTGACGATCTCAGCAAGAAAAAGTGCTTCATGGCAGACAATGTGCGAATCAATCAAGCGACCTCTAAAATGATTGCTGATTTGGTCGCAGAAGAAGCAGAAAAGAAGCAGCAACGTGAAGCTGGTCTTATCCAAATAACAGAAGCAGCTGCTAAGGCCGGATTTGGTCCAGCTGTCTATATCCGACTATATGAAGGAGGGGCCAAGCTAGAGGACATCCTGCAAGCTATTTTAGACGATAAAGACCTAGCAGACAAAGCCAAGGAAGAGGAAGAGCTTAAAAAACGTATCAAGGAAATGACAGCTATTGCAGAGGATAATGATCTAACTCCTCAAAAATACGTTGACATGCTCAAGGAAGGCAAGTCCGTTTTGGATGTTATCAATATCCTACACGCAGACGCAACTGAAATGAGACAAGCTCAAGCGGAAACAGAACGAAACACTCAGAATCAGCCAGAATTTGAGCCTGAAACGAGTTCGGAGGGTAATAGTGCCCACGAACAAGGAGTAGGCCAAAAATCGCAAAATATGGCTTCTGATGATGTGGCTAAAAAATATGGTTATCGATACCAAAATATGGAAATTATTTTCCCTGAAAAAAATATGCGTCAAGTCAAAGAGCAATTCAAGGCTATTTCTCAAGAGTTAGGGATTATTGTCCGAGTAATGCCTGAAATGGCAAGCAAGGCTGAAAGGGTGGAAATGGAATGACAATGGATTTACTTGGCAAAGATTACTATTCAGCAGCTTCTGCACGTCGCTACTGGTCTATCTCGCAATATAAGCGATTTAGAGAGTGCGAAGCACGGGCGTTGGCAGAGCTGGAAGGAGAATGGGAAGACCAGAGAGACAACACGGCTCTCTTGGTCGGGAACATGGTCCACAGCTATTTTGAAAGTCCAGAAGTACATAAGAAATTTATGGATGAAAACGCAGATGTCATGATTTCAAAAGCTGGAAAGACCAAAGGTCAGTTGAAATCCGACTTCTTGGTCGGCCAGCGTATGATTGAGCGACTGGAAGCTGATAAGCAGTTCATGGACTACTATGTCGGCCAGAAAGAGGTTGCTGTTACAGGCAAAATCGAAGGTGTGGAATTTAAAGGCAAGATTGACTGTCTCAATGTCGAAAAAGGGTATTTCGTGGATATTAAGACCACAAAATCAGACATTGATAGCATGGTCTGGGTTCAGGATGAAGCAAGTGGACGAAATATCCAAGTCCGCTGGTTCGAGGCTTGGGGGTATGTCCTTCAGATGGCGACTTACAAGAAGATGCTAGAAGAGAAGTACGGCAAAGAGTTCACCCCTATTATCTACGCAGTGACAAAAGAGCCGACTCCCGATACAAGAGCCATCGTTTTTCAAACTCAGGAAAAGCTTGGCTATGAGCTGACTGAACTGTCTATGCTGATTAAGCATCTTGATAAGATCAAGCGAGGCGAAGAGAAAGCGAAGCCATGCGGCCATTGCGAATACTGCAAAACGAAAGCGTTGACTCAACGTGTGGAGGTGATCTGATGACTGATCCCAAAATTATGAGAGTCGATAGAGAAACATACAAGCTAGGCAAGCGGTCATCCCACTTTTGGTCTAGCAATAAAGAGTTGAAATTCTATGAGATTAGGTGTAACTGGGGTGTCAATAGACAGACACAGGCTTTCTATCATGTTTTGGCATATAGTCGCACCCAAGCCGAAGAAATGGCTGTGAAAGAATATGCAAGAACCCATCATATTACCGAAAAATGGGTAGTAATCTTTTAGAAAAAGCGAGGAAAGAATGAAAATCTATATTGAACAAGATGATGTAAAATTGAGTTTTGAACGAGCGCAGGAACTTGATTATCAAACCTTATTCAAAGCCTATCAGATGATCACAGGGTCTGACGAAATTCTTGAGGATTTAAGTCAGAAAGATCCCGAGAATGCAGGGGCCGTTTTAAAAATTGATGCTGAGAAGTTAGCTGAAATTGATCCTGTCAATATCAAAGCAGCGAAGGACAAGTTATCTGCAAAATTTAGCGGAAGCACAGCGATTTCGCAGAAACCAAGCGAGAAGGTAGATGTTGATTTGCAATGCCCGTTTTGTGGATGTGCGAAGCGGTGGAAAGTCCCATCTTACTTTACATTCATGAATTGCCCTGACTGCCAAGGCTCAATTTTCTTGTCTTGGGCGACGGGAGTCAAAGGCGAATTGGATGATAATGGATTTTATTTCAGAGGGGACAACCCGATGAAGTTCAAAGAGCAGACAGATGAATTCGAGGATATGTTTGCTGTTGAAAAATCAAAATAACCCAAAACCAACTATTTCCAAAATGGAAACAACTCAAAATTAAACAAGCCGTGCATTCTTGTAAAACTGCGAACTAGAAAGCGTCAGTAAAGGTCATGTGACCTTGGACGAGCGACTGCCCGTATTTAGCCAATTATCACAAAGGCAGTCGCGTTTTTTTGAAAATAAAAGAATGAAATTTTTAGATTTATTTGCTGGTATCGGTGGATTTCGTTTAGGAATGGAGTCCGCTGGTCATGAATGTATAGGATTTTGTGAAATAGACAAATTCGCAAGAGCCAGTTATAAAGCGATACATAACACTGAAGGAGAAATAGAACTACATGACATCACAGCAGTATCAGACGAGTCTATTCGAGGATTCGGAAGTGTGGACGTTATCTGTGGAGGATTTCCGTGCCAGGCTTTCTCAATTGCAGGAAACAGACGAGGTTTTGAGGATACACGAGGAACTTTGTTCTTTGAAATTGCTAGGTTCGCATCTATTCTCAGACCTCGATATTTATTCCTTGAGAATGTCAAAGGACTTCTCAACCATGACGGAGGAGCTACATTTGAGACCATCCTCAGAGCCTTGGATGAATTGGGGTACAACATGGAATGGCAAATGCTTAACAGCAAAAATTTTGGAGTTCCCCAAAATCGAGAGCGTGTGTTCATTGTCGGACATCTTAGAGGAGAACGTACCAGAAGAATTTTTCCTCTCGGCGGAGAAAGTCAGTCAACTAGTAGCCAATCAGTCGTGAAAATCGGTAATGTCAACCCGTCTGGAAATGGCATGAATGGAGAAGTATATCAAGCTAGTGGATTAGCTCCTACTCTTACAACGAACAAGGGAGAGGGGCAGAAAATAGCCATAAAAAGTAATACTATAAAACAATTTGGGGTATTGCAACCCAATTTTAATCAATGTGGAGTTGTTTACGAAACAGACGGCATCGCACCAACTATCAGAGCCTATCAAGGGGGAGGACTTGAGCCTAAGATCAGAGTCAAAGAAGCAACCTCTCAAGGATACGCTGAAGCAAAAATTGGCGATAGCGTAAACTTGTCACACCCTAATTCAAAAACTCGTAGAGGTAGGGTTGGTAAGCAGATAGCAAATACTCTCTTAACTGGAGAAAGTCAAGGTGTGGTTGAGCCTGATTTTAGAATTAGAAAACTAACACCTCGTGAATGTTGGAGATTACAAGGGTTTCCAGACTGGGCTTTTGACAAAGCGCAAGAAGTAAATAGTAACAGTCAATTATACAAGCAAGCAGGCAATAGCGTGACTGTTAATGTTATTGCCGCAATAGCAAAGGAATTTAGATAAACAGGAGAAAAAACATGATAACTAAAATCAACGTGCCGCGAATCACGTTAAAAGCGAGCTGGAATATGCGTCAGACTTGGACGAATAGCGTATAAAGAATTTGCTAGCTCTTGTGTCTTTGAGCCATGAGGTGCAAGAGCTGGATTTTTAAAAATAAGTTGGAGTTAGAAGATGATGGAAGATTTAAAGAAAAAAGTTAATGAAGTCTACGGCTGGTCGGTAGAAGACGGGAAGCCCAAGCCTCCCGAACAAGATTTACCACAAGCAGTGAAAGACCGGGCGGACTATTTCTGGGAAATGACAGAAGATGGCATGACGTTTATGGGAGCGATGGAATGTATCTTCGCCGATGAAAAACCTACAGACTATGATTTGGGTGCTACTAAGGATTGGTTGCCAAAATCTAAGGAGTTTGATGATTGGGTTGGCTATTCACCAAGCATGTCTCAGTTAGTTATTGCAGTTTATTTGATTTATGGAGGGGGCGAAGATGAATTATCAGGAATTGATTGAGAAAATTGGAAATTTAGATAGATTGTATGGAGAAAAGTTTTATGTTGCTTTGGACGATGTTTTGGTATTAGTGAAACAACTAGACGAACCCGAAACAGGTCACGCAGACGAGGCGCCTCGCTATGTCAAAAACATACTAGCTCGATTGCGAGAATTGCCATTGCATGACCGTGAAGTTTGGCTAAAGGCTATCATGAGTGAATTTGAACAGGATTTCAGCCATGCAAAATGGCGTGAAGGCTACGAGCAAGGTAAATTTGAGGGAGAATGGGCTGGTCAGCAACTGAAAGGTGCTGATAAGATTCGAGGTGAGTTGAATAAAGTCAAAGTAAAGCAGTTTGTGGCAGATTGGTATGAAGAGAATAAGGATGATTTTGAAGGGAATTTGTATCGATGTACCCATAATATTCCATCGACTTTTGATGGCGCTAGACTTAATGAGTTTGAAAGGTGGTTTCTAAACGCTAGCACAAAACCTTTTCAAACCCTCATCAACATGCACCAGTTCGGCTACGAGGTCGAGAAAGAGAAGAGGTATTTGGTGAAAGTGAAAGGCGTTTGTGGAAATCACGAAACTTTGAACTGCGAAAAACATTCGAAAAAATGGCTTTTCTCAGTCCGGGAGGAAAACTCACTTTATAAAACAAAACACACCCGCAAAGAACTTGAAGAAGCTGGCTTCGGCTGGGTGTTTGATTGCCCAGGCGTGGAAGTCGAGGAGGTGGGGTGATGGCAAAAATCAGATTACAAAATCCGTACATGGATGAAACAATTACAGTAAAAGAGAGTTGTGAGTATATATGTTATAAATTAAAAGATTTAAATTATGGAAACATAGGTTATATACAACTACATCAAATTGAACCAGAAGAAAGAGTTATCACTATCAGTCCAAAGAACTTTGCAAAAATTGAATTTTATAAAGATTGAGGGGGAAGAAAAATGACACCAAAATTTAGAACATGGAATTCAGAAACAAAAGAAATTGAAGTATTTAAAACTTACGAAGAAATCAGTGAATTATTTTTAGCGTTAAGTACAGAGGATGGTTTTTATTCAGTCATGCAATCAACTTGTCTTTTTGATAAAAACGGAAAGGAGATCTTTGAAGGGGACGTAGTTCTGGTTCTTGATAGTCCTTATACTGTTTTTTACGATAACGAAAGAGGAAGTTATCGATTGAAACCACACGACGACCGCTGGAATGTGGATTATATGTCTAATTTTTCGCATGGTGGAAATTTCGAAGTTGTCGGGAACATTTACGAAAACAAGGAGCAATTATGATAATTATAAGCACGAATCCTAAAAATCAACTTTTACAGAAAGTGGAAGAAGAGCTTGATTTTTTAGGAGTCAATTACGAAATTAAAAAATCATGGACGGATGAACTCATTAAACAATGTTTTATCAATAATTTTGAATTTTGTTCAGGGCATTATATGAGCCAAATCAGAAACTTGAATTTTGAACAAGCGTTAGAGATGATACACAAAAACCCTAAAATGTTAAGAAAATTCATTGTTATAAACGGTAATAAGTCGATAGCTGATTTTCCTAAAATAAGTCTTGTTAGAAAACAACTGAAAGGATTATTAAAATGAGTAAAGAAGCAAGAATGTTTTACAATCACATTAGAAAACAACTGGTCTATGTTCCGAATACATCGATTGCAGAAAGACTAAAAAAACATATTTTAGCGCATCCTAATTTCAATAGTAGCAGAAGTTTTTTAGATGCTGTTGTTGCAAACTACTGCATTAACAGAAAGAAAGATAAGTTACCTAGCCGTGAAGTGCTAGATTGGCTAGGTAAATTTCTAAATATAAACTACGAAAATCCAGAGCTTTTGGAGGAGAAGGAATGAGACCAAAAAAATATCCGTACACAGGGAGCAAAATAAAGAAAGTGACTACAACAGGAATAGGAGCTCGAGAGCTTGTAGTTTTCCCTAATGTAGCTTTTAGAAAAAGCTTGCTCAAGCACATTTTCTCAGTTGTCAAACAACATGACAACGCTACAATCATTTACTTCAGAATTCCCAAAGTATTCGGATACGAGGAGGAAAGAGCAAAAGTATATCTAAGCTATGAAAAGACGATGAGCATACTCAATAGCTACTAAAACAAAAAAGCCAAGACACTCTCTACCTCAGCTAATAGTTATCGCACAGACTATTATATCACAAAGGAGATAGAGAGTGAAGGCTAAAGAGCTCTTGAAAGAGTTGCAGGATCTGGACATGGACATCCAAAGCCGTATAGATGAAATCAATGAGCTTGAGGCAGGTTTGCTCTCAAGCCCTAAGTGGTCAGATGTCAAAGTCCAAGGCGGACAAGCTAGAAAAGTTGATGACGTCTATACTCAGCTTGTCGTGATGAAAGAGGCCATAGAGCAGGATACTAAGGAAGTTATTAACAGGAAACTTGAATTAGGTAGAATGATCAACAGGCTTGATAATCCAAAGTATAGGTCTATTCTCAGAATGAGTTATATTTCAAAAATGTATGTTGATGACATTTGTGACCGTTTAAGTATTAGTCGGACAACGTTCTATACCTGGCGAACGGCCGCAATAACTGCCTTAGATGATGTATTGGAAAGTATTTGACAAAATAGAACCGTACAAAATCGGACAGGATAGAATGAGACTTGTTAGCACAGTTCTGAAAATCTGTTAGAATGGTAGTATCAAGAATTAAGGGTAAGGCAGTAAGTCTTCCCTTGATATGGAGAGTTGGCAGAGTCAGGTTGAATGCGCCCGTTTGCTAGACGGGTGGTCGCTTATTTGTGGTCCGTGGGTTCAAATCCCACACTCTCCTTTGAGTATTTTGTGTCCCAGAATGGGGTAGGCAGTAGGCTTAGCATTCATATATCACTCATTAACTTACAAATGGTTGCGGAGCGACTAGACCTCGCATGATTGCGTAGCTAATTATATTCCGGATAAGTTATAAGCTAGAGGGTTTGATTCCCTCAGAGGTTTTAAATGACTACAAAAAAATAAAAAAAGGGAAACTTTCAAATTGATTACTAATTAACACGCAAGTCTGTAGTCTACTTGCATTAAGTCACTCTTTGAGTGGCTTTTTTATTTTGTCGGAAAGGAGGTAGTCCGGTGAGTGGATAAATTAACCCCAAAACAAGAGCTATTTGTCCAAGGGATAATCTCCGGACTATCTCAAAGACAAGCATATAGACAAGCTTTTTCAACTTCTAAAAAGTGGAAAGATAGCACGGTCGATGTTAAAGCAAGCGAGCTTCTTCAAAATGGTAAGGTTTTGGTAAGGTATCGTGAGTTGCTCAAACAGTTCTCTAATATGTCCTTGTGGTCTAGAGAGCAGGCTTTCAATGAGTATGAATGGCTAAAAAATAAAGCTAGGGCAAGCATTGAGAATGACGGTATTAGACAAGCTAATTCAAACGCCTTTCTTTCTGCTTTGGAAGGTATGAACAATATGACTTTCCATGACTTGGAGTTGATTGATGAAAAACTGAAACTAGAAATCGAAAAACTCAAAACTCAAATCGGTGAGGATAACGAACAAAACGACAAACTTGTTGAGTTTGCCAAGGCATTGAGAGGTGCGTTTAATGACAAGTAAGTTCACCCCAAAACAAGAACGAGTCCTTAGACGAGTGTTGAACGATGATTTCTTTATTTGTGGTTTGCATGGTGCAAAACGTTCAGGTAAGACTGTTTTGAACAATATGGTCTTCCTGAATGAAATTGATAGAGTTAGAACAATAGCTGATAAGTTGAACATTGACGAGCCAATGTATATATTGGCTGGGACATCTTCGACATCAATTCAAAACAATATCATCCAAGAACTCTATAATATGTTTGGTATCGAGCCAAAATACGATAAACACGGAGCTTTCACTCTCTGCGGAGTCAAAATCATTCAAGTATATACTGGTTCGATTTCAGGACTAAAACGTGCCCGTGGTTTCACTGCTTTTGGAGCCTACATAAACGAGGCATCATTGGCAAATGAACAAGTGTTCAAAGAAATCATCTCACGTTGTTCGGGAGAGGGTGCACGGATTGTTTGGGATAGTAACCCAGACATCCCAACACACTGGCTCAGACGAGATTATATAAATACTGGGGATGATATGATTATAGACTTTCATTTCAAGCTAGATGATAATACATTCATGTCTGATAGATACCGTGAGAATATAAAATCAGCCACACCGGCAGGCATCTTCTATGACCGAGACATCCTTGGTCTTTGGGTGACTGGCGAGGGCGTCGTCTATCGTGATTTTAGCGAGAAAATGTTTGTGGACAATGTGTCAGAAGATATCACGAAGATATATGCTGGCGTAGACTGGGGTTACGAACACTTTGGTTCTATCGTTGTTATCGGAGAAACCTCAGACGGTTTGGTTTATCTGTTAGAAGAACACGCTTACCAGTACAAAGAGATAGACTTTTGGGTAGGACTCGCTAAGGATATCAAAGAACGATATGGCAATATCACTTTCTGGGCAGATAGTGCACGACCTGAGCATGTGGCTAGGTTTCAGAGAGAACAATTAAAAACCTTTAACGCTAACAAGTCAGTCTTGTCTGGAATTGAAGAAGTCGCCAAGCTAATGAAAGCTGGGCGTTTTTTTGTTGTTTCAGATAAGGTCAGCAAGTTCAAAGATGAGGTCTATCAGTACATATGGAATGAAAAGACGGGCGAGCCAGTGAAAGAAAATGACGATGTGCTGGATGCGGTGCGTTATGCGATTTATTCGCAACATTCGCAACCAAAAGCTACCGTACGCAGACGTTCGCAATACGGTTTATAGAAAGGATTTAAATGTATCAGATTTTAACCTATCCACGAGACGGATACGATGAAACAGCTTTGAGTAAAGAATTGATTTACAAGCTGATTCGTAAGCACACGCAAGAGCGCAGTCACTTGAGTGATTTGAAGAAATACTACATGGGCGAACATGCTATTTTGAATCACACAAGACGAAATAAGAACGCTCCGAACTTCAAAACAGTAGCCAACCACGCTAAGGACATCGCAGATACGTCTACTGGATATTTCATGGGCAATCCTATCAAGTATAACAATACGGCTGAGAGCGACCTTGAGCCTTTGCTTAAGGCTTTCGATGGTGCTGAAATCGACCAAGTAGATGCGCAGAACGCTTTGAACATGGCTATCTATGGGCGTGCTTACGAGTACATCTATGCTAAAGAGGGACTGACTGAACTTGATTCGACTAGCGTAGACCCTGAGAATGTATTTCTTGTATACGATGATAGCATCGAGCGCAAGGCCTTGTTTGCGGTCTACTACTACGAAATTAAGGATGATACAAAGGATGCGACTAAGTATCAAGCGGAAGTCTTTACTCAAAATCTGCACTATCACATTGTACTGCGTGATTCGAGTATGGGAACAACCCAGAATGAGCAAGTAGAGCCTCACAACCTTGGTCAAATCCCAATCATCGAATACCGCAACAATCACTTTGCGATTGGCGACTACGAGCAACAAATCAGCTTGATTGATGCTTATAATTCATTGATGGGCAACCGTGTAAATGACAAGGAGCAAGCAGTAGAGTCTATTCTTGTTTTGTACGGAGCGCAATTGGCTGACAACCAAGAAGAAGCACGAGAAGCAATGAGTATTCTTGCTGAAGAAGGGCTTTTAGAGCTTCCAATGGATGCCAAAGCTGATTTCTTAAAGAACGCTCTGGACGAGAACGCGACTGAAATTTTGCGTAAGGCCTTGAAAGAGGACATCTACACATTCAGCCATGTGCCGAATTTGACAGATGAGAACTTCGCAGGGAATAGCTCGGGCGTAGCCATGGAATTCAAGCTACTAGGACTTGAAATGATAACTAAGACGAAAGAAGCTAATTATAAGCGAGGATTGCGTCAGCGTATTGCTATCTTTGCGCATTATTTGGGCATGCAGCAGATTGCTCTTGAAGCACATTCAATCGTACCTCAATTCAGTCGTGGATTGCCTAAGAACTTGCTCGAATTGTCACAGATTATCAATAATCTTGAAGGTAAAGTCTCACTTCGCCAGCTTATTTCTCTCTTGCCATTCGTTGAAGATCCTGACGCTGAACTTGAAGAACTCGAGGAAGAGAAAGAAAAGAACAAGGAACGTGTGCCATTTTTCAACCAAGCTAACACGAAGCCAGACGATGAGGTAGCAGATGAAGAACAAGGATTACTGGACCAAGAGGAAGGCTAATCTCATCTATGAGCAGATGGATAAGGCTGAGAAACAAGCCGACAAGTTTGATGAGATTTACAAGCAATCTAAAGCATATTTAGATAAGCAAATCAACAAGATCTTTGATAAGTTTCAGCGTGATTATGGTTTGAGTGAGCGTGACGCTCGACAGGTCCTAAAGAACATGAAAGACCAAAAAGACCTGAATGAACTTCGCAAGGTTCTTGAAGCTAGACCGAATGACCCAAATATTCAACGATTACTTGCTGATTTGGACAGCCCAGCCTATGCTTATCGCATGAAGCGTTTAGAGCGTCTAAACGACGATTTAGACCGTATGCGTGAGTCTATCTATCATTCAGAGAAATCAGGCTCAGATGCTTTTTATAGCGACCTGATGAAGGATAGCTACTACAAGGCTACTTTTGACCTCCAACAACAGACAGGACTCGCTTATAGTTTCTCTAATCTCCCTGAAACTGAAATCAAGCGTTTGAGGGGGCTAAAATGGACGGGAGAGGCTTATTCGGACAGAATATGGTCAAATACTGGGGCGCTCGCTTCAAGTGTGAAAGACGAGCTTCTGGTAAGTCTCATGACGGGTCGAAGTGTAAGAGATACATCTCAAGCGATCGCAGAACGGTTCGAAGTTGGCCAAAACAACGCAAGGCGATTGGTTTGGACCGAGTCAGCCTTCTTTCACAATCAAATGGAACTGCTCAGCTATGAAGAAGCAGACATAGAGAAGTATATCTTTGTTGCTGTCTTAGACAAACGTACATCACGCATTTGCCAAGAACACGACAACAAGATCTATGACACAGACAAGGCTGTACCTGGCGTCAATCATCCTCCTATGCATCCCTGGTGCAGGTCTACGACTATCGCACACGATGAGGACGCAGACTACAGCAAGCTAGAGCGACGAGCTAGAAATCCTAAGACGGGTAAAGTTGAGTATGTGCCTGCAGATATGAGTTATAAAGAGTGGTATAGCAAGTATGTTGATGATGAAAAGAAATCAGTCAAACGTGCTAAAAAACCGAAAAAAACAGATGTACTCAAATTATCTCAAGATATGCAAAAAACATTGTATGATTATACAGATGGTGAATATCAAAAGATTTGTGACTACTCGCAATATATCACAGATGAAAAACAATTCAAACCGACTTATTTGTGGGATATGAACGGCGAAGGCCAATTACACACAATAACAGACAAAACAAAAGCAGATGTTAAAGCTATTCATGATTTGATTGATAGTCAACCTCTTGAAAAAGACAAGCTGATTCGATTTGAAAAATTGCGTTCAGGCGATTATTCGGATTATCAAGTCGGAGATACGCTCAATTTTGGTATAAGGTCGGCTACTCGTGATAAAGAGTTCATTGAGAAACTAGAGCAAGATAGGGTTGTTGGTTTTGAGACGAAGAAGAGAGGCTTGAATTCAAGAAAAAATGTTAAATTTATTTTTAATTCAAGTAAGTCTTTGGACGTCTCGAATATATCTGAGTATCCAGATCAACTCGAAGAATTGATACAAGGTTCTTACAAGATTGTTGATACCAAATTTGTAGAGGGTAAAAACAAGGGCTGGGAATACATTGATATGCCTATGACTCAATATGTTGAAGAAAACAATCTCGAAACGGAAATCCGAACTAGCAAAAAAGGTAATAAAAACATAGTTATTCACATGCCGACAGGAAAAGAACGACTGTATCCAATTGAAAAATGGGAAGCAGGAACAGTCCGTTATACAGAGGAATTTTATAATTTTGAGGAAAAAATGGAGAGATTGGAGGTGTATTTAGAATATGTCGATGTCAAAAAAAGAAGCTGAAGACTTATTTAAAAGAATGTCAGGTCAATCAAGTCATAAACCAAAGCAAAGAAAGGAGTAAACTATGTTCGTTTGGGAATGGGTATCAATCACTTTCGGGTGGTTGGTATTCTTGTTGCTAATCTTTATTATTCTGGCCGTAATCAGTGGAATAGTTGAAGGTGTAAAGAAAGGATTGAAAAAATGAAGTACAGAAAGAAACCAGTAGTAATTGAGGCGGTTCAGTTCGTAGATACGGAAGAATCAATTTTGAAATTGTCAGAATTGGGATTAGATCCAGTTCGTGTAGATTATGCTGATTTGGATAATCCAGTTTTAAAGATAGAAACACTTGAAGGATTGATGATTGCAACAGAAGGTGACTACATTATCAAAGGTGTTCAAGGTGAATTTTATCCATGTAAGCCTGATATTTTTGCAGAAACATACGAAAAAATGGAGGAATAAAAATGTTAGAAAAAGCAAAACAATTGGCATCACAAGAATTTTCACGTTTGTCAGGACGTGAAATCAAAGCAGAAGACTGCTTTGTAGTCTGGTTTAGCAAGACCCTGCAAAACTGGAAAGCTCTTGTTAGTACGAACGCAATTACATCAAGCGAACCTTGTGGAAATTATGCAGAAATCACGCATAACGGAGACAAGAAAGAGACCTATGTGGATGTTTACGCCAAGGTTTCAAATCGTGCCATTAAAGATTAGGAGGTGATCCGACATCTTGACTTGCAGGAACAGACTGCTATAAACCGCTATAAATTGCTATAAACTGGTATTTTTGATCAGTTTTTTTGAAGAAAGGAAAACAAAAAAATGGAAGATTGGCAAAGACGTTTTGTTGATGAGTATAATTCGCTTGAGGATAAATATACAAAATTACACAAAATGATTGTAAAATACGAAGCCGGTACGCTTGAATTTGAGCCAAAAAGCTCAATTGAAGTTCTGAAAAATCAAAAGTGCGCCATGGGTCAGTATTTATACTGGCTTGAAGTTCGATCAGAAATCGAAGGAATCGAATTATAAAACTAACCGTATGGAATCCCGTACGGTTTTATTTTTGTCCGAGCATTGATGACAGTAAAAGCCATGGAATTATACAGTCGGGGACGACTTAAAAAATAGGAGGTTCGCAATGAACGAAGAAACACAAACAGTCGAAGTCGAAACGGTTGAAGAACAAAAGGTACCTGCAGAACCTACACCACAACCGCAAGACGAGAAGAAGTACACGGACGCAGACGTCGATGCTATCATCGACAAGAAATTTGCTAAGTGGAAATCAGAGCAAGAAGCTAAAGAAAACGAAGCTAAGAAACTTGCTAAGATGAACGCTGACGAGAAGCAGAAATATCAGTTAGATCAGCGTGAGCAAGAACTAGCTAATCGTGAACAAGCGATTGCTCGCAAGGAATTGACCGCAGAAGCTAAAGCAATGCTAAGTGAACGTGACTTGCCTGTTGAGTTAGTGAATGTAGTTGATTTGACAAGCGCAGAGACGGTATCTGAGTCTATTACCTCTATCCAAAAAGCATGGGAAGAGTCAGTTCAGAAGGGAGTTTCTGAGCGTATGAAAGGTAGTGCACCTATCAAAAATGCACAAACAGTCCAGCAAGAAGTCACAGAAAAATGGCGTAAAGACTTCTTGTAATAAAAGAAAAGAGGAAAAATAAATGGCATTTGAAGAATTAAACACAGCAGAATCACGCAAGAAACATCTAGGGATTATTGAGGATGTTCTTGCAGTAAATTCATATTCAACACCGCTTGTAACATCAAGTGATGCAGTAACCTTGCAAGGTCGCTCTTTTACAGTAGCAACTGGGAACACAACAGAGCTTAAAGACTACAAACGTAACAAAGATAACGAATTTGACCACGTTGAAGTTGAAGAAAAGGTATATACTCTTGACGAAGAAAAATATTGGGGTCGTTTCGTAGACCAATTGGACGAACGTGACTCAAATGGTCAAGTTAATATCAATTACGTTATTGCACGTCAAGCAGCAGAAGTAGTAGCTCCATATCTTGATGAACTACGTTTTGGTGCAGCGCTAGGCAACGTAAGTGACAACGTGGTTATGGGCAAAGAAGCAGGAGCGAACAACGCATACAATGCAATTCTTGATGTTTCTGAAAAATTAGATGAACTCGGAATTACAAAAGAGCGTTTGCTTTTTGTAACACCTAAATTCTACAAAGCAATCAAGTCTGAAATCGTTCGTCTACCACATGGTGACGCAGATAAGAAAGTCCTTGGAAAAGGATATGTTGGTGAATTGGATGACTACACAGTCTACAAAGTACCTTCTAAATTCTTGAAAGGTGTTAATGCCCTTGCTACTGCTCCGGGTGTTGTCACATCCCCAGTGCAAGTTGATAATACTAAGTACAACGATAACATTCCAGGTCGATTTGGTGAGTTGGTAGAGCAATTGCTGTACACTGGTGCATTTGTTCTTGAACACTTCAAGAAATACATCATTACTATCGCAGACTCTAAACCTGAAGCTAAACCATCTACTCAAGGTAAAGTTGTAAACCGTGCTAAAAAATGGAAGACTGGAACAACCTATAAAGAAGGTGATACAGTAACGCATGAAGATAAAGTCTATGTTGCTATCAAAGACATCACGAGCTCTACGACTGCACCAGACTCTGACTCAGCTAACTGGAAAGTCAAGAAATAAGGTCTGAGTTATGAAATTTAAAATCAAACGAGATTTCTATGATTGGAAATCAAATGTGAAACGATTGGCAGGAGAGGAACTTGAGATTACTGAGGAGCGCTATGCTGAGTTGACTAACAATTTTGCCAGCAATGGTGTCGCTATCTCAGACGTTCTTGAGGAAATCTTCCCTGAACCTGAGTTCTTAGAAGAGGATTGATATGTCTATAGAGTTGCTGAAGAAATTAACAGGCGAAGAAGATACTCAGCTTCTCATGTTGCTCCAAATGAGGGCTACAAATCTTATCTTGTCAGAGACTAATCGCACATCTTTGACACCTTCTTTAAGTCTTTTAATACCTGAGGTTGCTATCGAGCTCCACAATCGCTCAGGAGCGGAAGGAGAGCATTCTAGAACCGAGGGTGGTATAGCAGTAGTCTACGGAGAAAACGGCCTGTCTACGGGTCTTCTACAGCGAATACGCATGCACAGACTAGCAAGGGTGGCAGGCCATGTTTTTGAAGCAGAGTAGACTGAAACCTTATCCAATGCGACGGTTTGAAAAGACTGTCACTGAGGAAGGTGTCGCAAAAGAAGGGTATGCCAAGGAAGCTGAGACAGTCCGTCTTGAATTGTGGCCGGCTAGTAGCAAGTTACAATCTGAGCTGTATGGTGAGCGTGTCAACGACATTTTGAACGCAAATGCCAATAAGTCAGCTACTATCAAAGTGAAAGATGGTGTGTGTATCGACAGCCCGACGGAAGTAACTCATAAGGTTATTTCTAAAAAGGTTTACACACACCATCAAGTTTTGGAGTTGGAACGTGTCAGAGCTACTAGGGGCAGATAGGCTCATAGCTAAATGTAGACGATTGGGTAGCAAAAAAACTGGCGAGGATATCGTCTTACGTGCGGTACACAATGCTGCTATAAAAGTTGTCCAAGCTGATGCAAGAAGACTCGCACCAGCGAGAGATGGAGAGCTTATAATTAGTATCAAAACTAGAGCAAAAATGGACGGAGATAAGGCTATAGCAGAGGTTTACACCAATCTGCACTACGCTCCTTATGTTGAGTTTGGAACAGGACCAAAAGGACAAGCTAGCCATTCGGGTATCTCCCCAGAGGTTAGCGTGTCTTACAGGTCTAGTCCTTGGTATGTGCATGAAGACCAAATCGATGTAGGACCTTACCATTTTCAAAAGATTGGGGAGTTCTACAAGATGTATGGTCAACCTGCCCAGCCTTATCTTTATCCAGCTTTGAGAGACAATCAAGAGCGTGTGTCTAAGAATATTTCGAATTATGTGCGTAGAAAGATAAGAGAACAATTATAATGATCAATATCAAGCCTGTTATTTATAAAGAATTGCAAAAGGTCGCAGATAATGTGACTGATACTTATCCTAGCGATTGGGAGACTTTCCCAGTCGTTATTTTTTTAGAAGAACAAAACAAGCCAGGAGATTGGTTTGATGACAAGGAACAAAAATCCTCTATCCGCTACAAGGTGGATATCTTTGATGATACCAGCACTAGTGAGTTAGCTGTTAAAATCAATCAGATTTTTGAGTCTTTAGGTTTGCGAAGAACCGACTGCCAAGACGTGCCAGACCCGTCACATTTGAGACATAAGGTCATGCGTTTTGAAGGTGTCGTTGAATTAGACTCAGAGCTTGTTTTTCAATTTAGAATGGAGAATTAAACATGTTAGCAAATGGAATTACGCTTTCTTATAGAAAAACAGAAGGTAGCTATACTAAGCTTGTAGGACTTAAAGAAGTACCAGAGTTTGGTATCGAACCTGAAAAAGTTGAGAACACTACTCTTGAAGATAAAGTTAAGAAGTATGAGTTCGGTATCGGTGACGCAGGGGAATTGGAATACAAATTCTCTTACAAGAACGATAATGAAAACGCACCTTATCGTGTATTGCGTAAAGCCGCAGACAATAAGGAAAAACTCCAATTTGAACAAGCTTACCCTGACGGTACTAAGGTCAATTTTGAAGGCCAAGTATCTGTTAAGCTTGGCGGTGGCGGTGTCAATGCCGTTATCGAGTTTACACTTAAGATTGCATTGCAGTCTGAATTGACATTTGTTGATGGTATTGGAGGTTAATTAGATGGCGTTAAAATACACAACTTGGAAAGTTACTGACGAAAAAGAGTTGAAGCTACGTTTGACATCTCATCAAGCTGCAACTGTGGAAGAAAAAATCGGCATGAACTTGCTGAAGATTTTCATGCCTGAAGCCGGCGAAGAGTTCACTTTGCCACCTTTGAAAGTTATGCTGTTATTAGTTCACGGCGCCTTGCAGCAGTATGAACATGGGTATTCCTTTGATGATGTCTATGATCTATACGATGAATACGTGGACAATGGTGGAGACCAAACAACCTTCATGACAGAGGTTTTAATGCCACTTTTTGAAGTATCGGGTTTTACTCCACGAGGAAGCAAGGACAAGAAAACTTCCAAGAAGAAAATGACAGTAGTCGAGTAATCTTAACGGTAACGCAGATTATTGAGAGGCTTTACCCAATGTTTTTGGACATCGGGGGCAAGCCTCTTGATTTTTGGGATTTGACGGTGCTTGAAATCAGAGAAATGATTGAAAGTTATAACCGTGTCAAAATCCAAGAGCGTAAAGAGAAGATTATTGACTCATACAGACTTTCGCAGATGATATCCAACCAAGTTTCCTTATTGTTATCTAAAGATGCCAAGGTCTTTGAGTTCTGGGAATATGCGCCTGAGTTGTTTGTAGAAGAACAACAAGCGGTAGAACAGGAACGACAGAGACAAGCGCTTTTGTTGCATAAGGAACGGATGCGTGATTTTGCAGAGAGACACAATCGCAAAAGAAAGGAGGAAATGAATGGCAACTCTTGACGAATTAAAAGTTATGATTGACGCTGAGATAGCACCTTTCAGGAAGAAGATGAAAGAAGTCGAGAATCAGGTCAAAGGAACATCTGACCAAGTGAAAAATGCCACTGCCAAAGTTCGTGAACAGTCGAACTCTATCGGTAGTGCGTTTGGCAAACTAGCTAAGTTTGCCGGCTTTGCAATCCTTGGTAAGAAATTACTTGATGTTGGGATGTATTCAACGCAGACAGCTCTTGAAGTATCAGCGTCTATGAACCAAATCAAGCGACAGATGGGCGAGAGTTCGCAATCTTTCTTAAAATGGGTTAATGATAACGCCAATGCTATGAATATGGGGGTGGGTGAGGCTACTAACTACGGTGCAGTCTACTCAAACCTATTTTCTGGATTTATCAAAGATACCAACAAGCTAAGCGCCTATACTGCTAAGATGTTGCAGACATCGGCAGTTGTTGCTGAAGGTTCAGGGCGCACGATTACAGACGTTATGGAGCGGATTCGCTCAGGTTTGCTAGGGAACACGGAAGCGATTGAAGACCTAGGAATCAACGTCAATGTGGCTATGATTGAATCGACTGAAGCCTTTAAGAAGTTCGCGAATGGGCAAAGCTGGCAACAGTTGGACTATCAAACACAGCAACAAATCCGTCTTATGGCTATTTTGGAACAGGCTACGGCAAAGTATGGAGACACCTTATCCAACTCAGTCAACGGCAGTATCAGTCTATTTAAGTCGCTGATGAAAGATAGTGCATTGAACCTTGGCAACTCTATGTTACCGATTATCAATGCCATTATGCCTGTCTTGAACTCTTTTGCTATGGTATTAAAGAACGTGACTGCTAAACTCGCTGAGTTTATCGCTTTGATGTTCAACAAGAAAGCAACCGTGAAAGACGGAGTTGGTGGAGCGGTCGGAGACATGGGTAACGCCATGAAAGACGCTGCAGGCGGAGCAGGAGACCTTGCTGACGCTGTTGACGACGCTGGAGATTCAGCTGGAGGACTTGCTGATAATCTTGGAGACTCAGCCAAAAACGCTAAGAAAGCTGCTAAAGAATTGCTTGGTCTATTGGGATTTGATGAGATTAACATCTTGCAAAAACCAAAAGACGACGACGCAGGCGGTACTGGTGGCGGAGGAGGCGGTGGCGGAGGCAAAGGTGGTAAAGGAAAGGGAGGCGGTGGCGGACCTTTCAAAGACATCTTGCCAGAAGTCGAGTTGACCGACATGGGCAACCAATTCAAGAGCATTTTCGACGGCCTCGGAGATAAGCTAAAAGGGTTGTTTGACCTCTTTAAAAAAGGTTTTGATGCAGCGTTTAGACCAGAAGGTATTGAACGTATCAAAGCTGCTTTAGAACGAATCAAGAAAACTCTTGAGGAAATCGCTACTGATCCTAGGGTTGTGAATGCTTTTGACCGAATGACTGGAAAAATCGCTTATGCTTTAGGGCAAGTGACAGGTTCAATAGCCACTATCGGTTTGGGTATTGGTGTTTCCCTTGCTGAAAGTATTGCAAACGGCCTTGAAAGACAGAAAGAACGTATTATCAGGGCGCTAGTCGCTTTGTTTGATAATGTTGGTAATATTGCAGAGGCAGTAGGAAACATCGCTCAGGCCTTTTCTAGTGCTTTCTACGACGTTATTACTTCAACTGGTGCGGTTCGTATCGGTAGCGCTATTGTGTCAACAATATTGAGCTTGACATCAGCAATGGTCGAAGTTGGCAGTAAATTAGCAGGAAGTTTGTTTAAAGGATTTGAAAAAATCGTTGTGACAAGCGCTCCTAAAATTTCTTCAATGCTCCAAAGCCTTTTAGACATTGTAGCTCCGATATTTGAAACCATTGAGAGTGTTGTTGATAAGTTCGGCGATGGATTAAGTAGTGTCTACGATGAACATGTAGCCCCTGCTATTGACTCTATTGCGAATGCTTTTAACGGTCTAATTGATATCATCCAAATCCTTTGGGAAGGAAGTTGGAAACCTTTTGCTGAGTTCTTGTCTAATACATTTGGTTTAAGTATTGAAGGCGTCGCTGATTTGCTAGGTGGAGCTATTTTATCAGCGCTAAAAATACTGGCTGATACAATTAAACTTGTAGCTGATGGTTTTACTGCTTTTTCTGATTGGTGTAAAGAAAATAAAGAGATTATCTCCACAATCGCTAGTGTGATTGGTACGCTTGCAACTGCATGGCAGGGGATTAAATTCTTGGCGTGGGCAGAACAAGCAGGAGGACTTGCAGGGGCATTCGAATTACTAAGTGGCAAGGTTTCCTTTATTGTTAGCGGAATTAAAAATCTTGGACTAGCTTTGAAAGCTTTGACATTTGATAAATTGGTCAGCTTCGGAGAAACCATCTATTTGAATGCGTTGTATGCAAAAGACTTTGTAGTCAATTCAGGTAAATTGATTGTAGAGTTAGGGAAAACTGCTTTAGAACTTGGTAAATCTGCACTAGCTTGGGGTGTTCATGCAGCACAAATGGGGCTTGCAGCGGCAGCGGAAATCGCTCAATCAGTTGCAGCAGGAGTTGCAGCAGCCGCAACATGGGCACTCAATGGAGCTATTGCAGTCTTGACTAGTCCGATAACCTTAGTTATTGCAGCAATCGCAGCCTTAATCGGTATCGGTGTCTTGCTCTACCAAAACTGGGATACTGTTGTTGAGTTTGCTAAAACTGCATGGCAAGGACTATGTGATTTTATCAGTGGTATTTGTAAAGCGATTGGCGAATTTTTCAGCGATCTATGGACGAAACTTCAAGAAATCTTTGAGCCAATAGGTCAATGGTTTAGTGAGAAGTTCCAGCAAGCATGGGATGCCATTGTAAACATCTTCTCTGGTATCGGAGAGTGGTTCTCTGGTGTATTCCAAGGCGCATGGGACGCTATCGTTAATATCTTCACACCAATTGGATCATGGTTCGGAGAACGTTGGGCAGATGTGACTAATGCTTTGGCTAATATTGGGGCATGGTTTACGGATATGTTCCAAAAAGCATGGACAGGTCTAACCAATATCTTTAGCAAACTAGGTTCTTGGTTTGGCGAGAGATGGAACGATGTCACAAATGCTCTTGCAAACGTTTCTGCTTGGTTCGGGAATATGTTCAAGACTGCATTTGAAGCGGTCAAGAACGCTTTTAGCACGATTGGAAGTTTCTTCAGTGGCGTTTGGACCACGGTCAAGAATATCTTCGTGAATGCTGGTCAAATGGTCGGGAGCGCAGTAGGTGGCGCATTCAAGAGCGCAGTTAATGCGGTTCTCGGCACAATTGAAAATGTGGTGAACGGCTTTATCGGTATGATTAATGGCGTTATCGGTTTAATTAACAAGATTCCGGGCGTCTCTCTTGGTAGCGTTGGATACGTTAGTCTCCCTCGTCTCGCTCGTGGAGGTATCGTTGATAGTCCGACCGTGGCCATGATTGGTGAAGCTGGTAAAGAAGTCGTTATGCCTCTTGAAAACACTGGATTCTTGCAGACTATGGGTCGCATCGTGGGTGGTGCGGTAGTCAATGCCTTGGGCGGTGGATTACCACAATCAGGAGGCTTCAGCGGTAGCGGTGACATCGTTATTCAAATCGGTGGACACGAATTTGGTCGTGTGGCCATCCAAGAAATCAATCGAGAACAAGAACGTGCAGGACAAGTCTTGCTTAACATCTAAAGGGAGGTAAAATGGCACGCTTAATTATTAATGGGGTGGCTGTTAAGCCTCCCAAATCTTTTCAGGTCGGTATCCAAGATATCGATGGAGAAACAGGTAGAAATGCTAACGGAGACATGGTGCGTGACCGTATCACGACCAAACGAAAATTAGATTGTGAATGGGGCATGCTGACTCAAGATGAAATGAGTCAGCTTTTAAATGCCGTATCATCAGTCTTTTTTGAAGTTTCTTATCCCGACCCAGTAAGAGGTCAAACAACAGGTACTTTTTATGTTGGAGACAGAACAGCTCCAAGTTATTCATTTACTGATAAGTTCAAGCCATGGTCAGGCGCTAAATTTAATCTGGTAGAAAGGTAGGTTAGAACATGGATATATTTAGAAGACAGAAATTTGATGAAGCGATGTTCGCCAAAAACCGTACTCTTGCTATCAGAGTAGGTCAGTATCAGTCAAGCAATATCAAAGAGGCTCATTTTGATTATGGCTATATTAAGGGTGATACTTATAAGCCGGGCGGAACGTGTGCTGGTAGTGGTAAGATCACGTTCACAAGTATTATTACCTCGTTCAATAAGCTAGATAAGGTTTATCCTGAAATCGGCCTTTTGGTAGACGGAACCTACGAATGGGTAAAAATGGGTGAATACTTCATCAATGATATTGAGATTGACCGAAACCGTAACACGACTACGCTTGATCTAATGGATGGGATGTTCAAGCTCAATCGTGAACATATCACAGATTTGACTTATCCAGCAGAAATCAGACAAGTCATCAAAGAGATTTGTCTGAAAACGGGTATCGTACTTGCGAACGAAAACATGGATTTAACATCCATGAATTATGTTATTGATAAAATTCCCAAAGAAAAGAAAATGACATTCAGAGATATTTTGAGTCTAGCTACTCAGATGCTCGGGATGTCTTGTTTTTTTAATCGAGAGGGTAAACTTGAGATCAAAGAATTGACTGACTCAGGTATCACAATTACAGCAGATAGCTATTTTATGCACGGTTTGACAAAAAGTGAAGTTCAGTATCAGATAGCTGGGATAACCTGCAAAAAAGAGAAGGAGACTCTCACGGTTGGTATGCGTACTGGTCGATCATTGGAATTGGATAATCTATTTATGTCTCAATCGATTTTGGATAATCTCTATCACAAAATCAAGGATATTCGATACTATCCGTTCAATTTGAATTACCAAGGCCATTTACTGCTAGATGTTGGTCAGTGGGTAACCATCAAGACGAACAAGGGTGAGACGTTCAAATCGCCAGTATTGAGCCAATCGTTCACGTTTAAGGGTGGTCTGCGTGGTCGTATCAGCGCAGACAGTAAATCTGGCAATGATGCTCAGTATTCATACGCAGGAACGTTCACGAAGAAGATTGAGCAATTCAGCGAATTTGAGAAGCAAATTCAAAACCAAATTGAAGAAGCTGACCAAGGTTTTGACAAGAAAGTCGAGAAAATCAAGAAAGATTTTAACGACCAGATTGAACTGGCCAAAGCTAAAGCGGAAGAGATGCAAAGACAACTTTCTGAGACAATCGACCAACGGTTTCGTGATTTCGACAGCACTGGTTTGAACGAAATCAAGCAAAAAGCAGACGAGGCCTTACAAAAGGTCGGAGCAAATACTTTGCTTGCTCAAGAGGCGAAACAAATCAGCGAGCAGGCAACCGCTGATATAACCAAATTGAAAAACGAGGTTGTTGACGGTTACGTCGGCAAGAACACGTATCGAGAGGGTATTCGTGGGATTGAGCGCCGAATCGAGGAAGTGAAGACATCGACGGATGGCCAAATTGCTACTCAAATCGCTGAGTACAAGCAGACTGTTGATGGGCAATTCACTAACTTGGTTTCTCAAATCGAGAACAAGGCTAACCAGACGGATTTTCAGCGTGTGAAAGAAACCAGTCAGCTATATGAGCGGATTTTGGGGAATACTGAAAATGGTATCGCTGAGAAGGTTGCTCGCATGACTCTGACTAATCAGCTTTTTCAAGTTGAGGTTTCGAAGGCTACAAAAGGTGGTCGAAATTATATACGGGGAATCAAAGAGATGAGTGTGGCTTCAGGTTCATGGGATTCTGGGACATTTCGTAGCTCAGGTTCTGGAAGTATTCGGACGATTGATGTTTTGGATAGTCCTGTACCTGATTTGAATAAGGCAGTACGTATAGTTTCTAATGATCCAAAAGGTTCAATAGGCATTGCTCAGGATGGATTTAAAATTTTACCAGGAGTCTATACTATGTCTGTTTGGGTAAAAGGTTCACCTGGGCAAAGAGTCAGACTACAAAACTACTGGGAACCTGATGATCCAACAGGTATAAGTCCAGAATTTATCTTGAAAAATGATAAATGGACATTTTTGACATTTTCCAGCGAGCGAAAAAAAACTGGAAAATTATCAATCGGTTACGTTTACTTATTGAATAGCGGAAAAGGAAGTTATATTGATGTTTTAGCTCCTCAATTAGAAGAGGGAAGCCTTGCAACAAGTACTCGTCCTGCTATTGAAGATACAGACGAAGCGGTTCGCACGGTCCAAAATCAACTTGCTGGCTCGTGGGGAGTCCATAATAAAAACAGCGTCAATGAAATCATCGCTGGTTTTAACTTAGCTGGCCGAAATGCAGGCATTAAAGCTGAGACGATCAGACTTGAAGGTCGGACCCTGCTTGATGAATTGACGGCTATTCAAGGCTACTTCAAACGCTTGTTCGTTGGTGAGGGGAATTTTGCGAAGTTGAATGCTGAGATTATTGGTTCAAAGACTATCACAGCAGATAAGTTGATTATGGACTCGGCAATGGCTCGGATGTTCGTCTCAAGCGATATCTTCACAGATACGCTTGCCGCTAAGGAAGCGTTCATCAAAAAAATACGTTCAGTCGTAGTTACTGCGACTTTGCTCGAAGGTTACAAGGGACGTATTGGTGGATTCCAAATTGGTACTCACGATAAAGACCCTTCGTCTTATTGGATAACGGGTAAGAATCAATTTTATGTCGGAATGAGTAATGGGGCTGGTTCATGGAATCAAACGGCTCTTTGGGTAAACTGGGGAAGTAGTTGGGACAAGAATGGAGACAGAGCCTGGTTTGTTAAAAATAACGGACAGATGTTCTGCTACAATACCGCTGAATTTTGGAACACACCAGTGATTCACGGAAACTTGAAGGTTACAGGCAAGGTATTTTACGATAATGGTAAAAATGCAAGAGGTGAATGGATATATTCACCTTACTATTCGCATATCGATAAATCTGGTGGTAGCTTATACCTTTACAAACCGGACACAACTTACGATTGGATATTATTAAACAAAGATGTATCAGACAGACGTTACAAGAAGAATATTGCTGACAGCACAGTATCTGGCCTCGATGTTATCCAGAAGCTTAAAACGTACAGCTATCGCAAAGAGTACGGTGGCAAAATAGAAGATATCGCTTGTGGTATCATGGCTCAGGATGTCCAAAAATATGTTCCTGAAGCTTTCTTTGAAAACCCAGATGGCGCATACTCGTATCGAACATTTGAATTGGTGCCTTATTTAATTAAGGCCATTCAAGAGCTCAATCAAAAAATAGAAAAAATGGAGAAAATAGCATGAATGAACAAGACAAACAAATCAGCACCTTAACAATCAAATCTTTAAGTGAGAGAGTCAGTAATGAAGCTACTCAATCAGCTACTCTAGAGGCTCTCTACACAGTAACCGCTATGGAACTTGAGCAGATGAAGAAAATCATCGAATCTGACGAAGAACTCAAAGCAAAATTTGAGGAAGTGAAAGGAAAAATGACAAATGGCAATTAACAATTATGAACTGGCAGGCAAGCCTTACACACGAGGCTTTGGCGACAATCTCAAGACAGTTGTTGAAATCCGTCTGTCAGAAGGCAATCGGTACAGTACGAACATGCGTGAGCTTGTAGGAGACCGTACAAATGAGCAAGAGGATGTCTTGATTCAAGCGGTGCTGGATATCCTGAAAGCCGAGCTAGAACCAGGCTCAGCAATTGTGAAGGCACAAGCTGAGATTGAGCAAGCTGTTCAATCCTTGGCCAAAGCTAAGACGGACCTCTCAGCTAACAAAGAGAACATCGATAGCGTATCAGCAATTACTGAAGTTCTCATTGCTCTAGCGATTGGACAAAATGGTGGCATGCCCACGAACACTTATAGCAAGGTTGCGCAGTTCATCAAGCCACTTGTCAAGGACCGTCGTTATGCGAATGGTGATATCGTATCCATGCCTTACCCTTACGATACCAATCCAAAATGGCCGAAAGAAACACCAACAATCCTGAAATTCCAGATGCAACCATCTGAAGGGTACACTTGGAAAGAACAGGCTCTTGCCGAAATGCTCCAAAAAGGCATTTTGACTATTGTCATGCCACGGATCGATTAGGGAGGATTTTATGCCATGGTCTGAAATTTTTGAAAAAGCAATCCACGCTATCACTCAGCTTGCTCCTACAATCGGAGTTGTCGCTACTGGTTGGTTCGGTATGCGAGCCAGTAAAGCAGGTCACCTCAACCAAGAACAATTCAAGGAGCTGAAAGGCGAATTGAACACTATTCACGCTATCGGTGAAGAGAACAAGCAAAACATAACCGAGATCAACAACAAGCTAGCAGTACATGATGAAGCGCATCTAGCTACTATGTATCTACGGCTTGAGCGTGATATTACAGTCGCTCTCAAGCGTGGATATACAAGTGTTCACGAGTCGGATATCATCCACAAAATGCACTCGAGCTATAAGAAACTCGGTGGAAATGGGCGTATCGATGCCTTATTTAACAAATACTTAAATTTAGAAATTGCGGAGGAAAACACAAATGCAACAGATTACTGAAATCATTACAAATGGAGCAATCAGCATCCTTGTCATTTTGGCAGGTATCGCAGTCAAAGCAGTCAAAGACTACCTGGTACAAAAAGGTGGTGAAAAGACCATCAAGATCGTCGAAATCTTGGCAAAAAACGCAGTCAACGCAGTGGAGCAGGTCGCTTCAGAAACCGGATATAAAGGTGAGGAGAAGCTGGAGCAAGCCCGTACGAAAATCCGTGCTGAGCTTAGCAAGTATAACATCAGCATGACTGATAAGGATCTCGACACATTCGTCGAGTCTGCAGTTAAGCAGATGAACGATGCGTGGAAAGGACAGTAAAGATGGACATTGATACAAGCAGATTAAGAAGTGGATTGCCACAGGTCGGTGTGAGACCTTACAGACAAGTACACGCTCACTCAACAGGAAACCGTAACTCAACCGCTCAAAATGAAGCGGACTACCATTGGCGCAAAGACCCTGAACTTGGGTTCTTTTCGCATGTTGTAGGAAATGGTCGTGTGATGCAGGTCGGGCCTGTAAATAACGGAAGTTGGGACGTAGGTGGCGGCTGGAATGCTGAGACCTATGCTGCAGTTGAACTAATTGAAAGCCATTCAACTAAGGAAGAGTTCATGACAGACTATCGTCTTTATATCGAACTGCTACGAAACCTTGCGGACGAAGCAGGCTTGCCCAAAACTCTTGATACAGACGATTTAGCGGGTATCAAGACGCATGAATACTGTACGAATAACCAGCCTGATAACCATTCAGACCACGTTGATCCTTATCCCTATCTTGCGAAATGGGGGATTAGTCGTTCACAATTTAAGCAGGATATCGAGAATGGTACGAACGTGGAACCTGGATGGAAGGAGAACGCCACTGGATGGTGGTATGTTCGTTCAGATGGCTCTTATCCAAAAGAGAAATTCGAAAAAATCGATGACACCTGGTATTATTTTGACGGTTCTGGATACCTGCTGGAAGACAAATGGAAGAAACATTCCGACGGCAAATGGTACTATTTAGACCCTTCAGGAGCTATGGCTACTGGCTGGAAAAAGATTGATGGAAAATGGTATTATTTCGACAGTGAAGGAGCTATGAAGACTGGTTGGGTCAAGTACAAAGACCATTGGTACTATCTCGATGCCAAGGACGGCGACATGAAGTCCAAACAGTTCATTAAGTCGGCCGACGGCTCAGGTTGGTACTACCTAAAAGAAGATGGCAGCATGGCAGACAAGCCAGAGTTCACGGTTGAGCCTAATGGCTTGATTACAGCGAAATAATTTTTTTAAAAATAGAAAGGAAAATTTCTAAAATATTGTTCGAATTGTAACCGCAGGCTTATGCTTGCGGTTTTTTTGTTTGCTCTTTTTTAAAAATCATGCTATAATGCATTCGAGTTATATTTTAGTTCTCGAACAGTGAGAATAAGGTCTAACCGAACACAACCTTTTTAGAAGGTGGCGCCCGAATCGGGCGCATTTTTTGTTTAGAAAAATATTTTTTAAAAAATTTAAAAAAAGTTAAAGAAAAGTGTTGACAATATATAACAAATGTTATATACTATACTTGTAAGATAAATAAAACAAAAACGGAGGAACTTACAATGAAAACTTTCAACATTATCATCTCTCAATCATCTAATCTTAAAGAACATTCTACTGATTTCGTAGAAAATATCTTGATGACAGTTGAAGCTAAAAATCGTCGTGAAGCTTTAAAGAAAGCTCGTGAATTGCACGAATTCAGTCACAAATGGAAATTCAATATGCGTGACTTGACTGCAATCTCAGATCATCGCAAAGGCTGGAAGCGTCGTTATTTATCAGTAAAAGAAGCGTAAAAAATACCCCCTCAAAAAATGAGGGGGTTTGTAAGATAAATAAGGTGGCAGAGTAACCACCTAGAAAAGAGTATAACATGAAAGTAGATACAAAGCAAATCGAATGGCTATTGAAAAATGCCAGTGGTTATCAGATCTCGAAAATGAGCGGTGTTGCCCAACCAACAATTTCAGCTTTAATCAATAAAAAAAGAAGCATTGAGAATCTCACAATCGAGACTGGTCACAAATTAACTGAGCTTGCGAACCAAATGCAGGAAACACCTTAAAAAGCCTATTTAAAGGCTTTTTTATTTTCTCTGAAAGTACTTTCTAAAATAAAAAAACTTTAAATTTCTTTGTGTTTTCTGTTGACAATATATAACAAATGTTATATACTATACTTGTAAGATAAATAAAACAAAAAGAGGAAAACCAAAATGAAAAAAGTAACTTATGACAAATCAGGAATCATGAAAGAAGCTTGGAACTTGTTTAACAATGACGATATCACTCTTGCAGATTTTGAACATCTTGGATGGATGGAGTGGAAAAGTGAAAAAACATTTGCTCTTTGCTTGAAAGAAGCTTGGGGCCGTGAAAAAGAAGTTGTTGAACGTGTTAACCAAAAATTTGCAAACGCTGAAACATCTGAAGAAGCAAAAGCCTGGGATTGGGCTTGCAAAAAATTGGGTGTTGCGTTTGAAATGGACGCTTACACAAAAATGACAAATGTTGAAGATATGGAAAAAGAAGCTTGGCCAGGAACTAGCGTGTGGTCACTAGCTATGCGTGCGGTAAAATTGCACATGGAAGTAGCAGCATAAAGAGTAAGATATGGTAAAAGATGATTTAACAAACCAGCATTTCGGCCGTCTGACCGTCCTTGGCGACGTTGGGAAAAGAACTAGCAGAGGGAGAGTTCTCTGGCATTGTCTTTGTGAATGTGGACGAGTTACTTTTGTTCGAGGAGACCACTTAAAAAACGAGGAGATTAGATCTTGTGGGTGCTTGAACGAAGAGAAAAACCATAAGCGCTTCAAGGATTTGACGAATACTGAAACAGATAATTTCAAGGTTATCGATAGAGCGTACTCGAAAAATCAACGTGTTTACTGGAATTGTATTTGCAAGCATTGCGGAAATCACATCGAATTACAAAGCAATCAGATAGACCGATATTCTAGTTGTGGTTGCAAGCATAATCGCAGCACGAAAGAGAGAATGGCTGAAATCAGTGATCCTGAATCGTTAAAAACCAATAAGCCAACTGCAAAAAGTACGACTGGAGTGCGAGGGGTATATTACAACAAGCGAAAAAAGAGATACGTTGCTTATATCAATGTTGACAAGAAACCTAAATATTTAGGCAGTAGCGTAGATTTGAAAGAAGCAGCAGAAATCAGACGCAAAGCTGAAATTGAATATGGATATAAACAGGATCTGTGACAAACATCACGGTTTTTGGTTAAAGAGTTATAAAAGGAGTCATAAAATTAAATATAGCTTAATTTAATAATATTTCAGAGACTCCCACCGGCTCCATTATTTCTTTGCATTCTTTTGCGTTCCTTGGTAAAACGTTGTTAAATCAACGTTTTTTATTTTTGTCTTTGGTATTCCTTGGCAGTCTTTTGTAAAAAAGGATACAACATTTTTGTCGTATCCTAGAAATCTATATCCTTTTGTTTTATGAAATCATATAGTGTTTGTATTATTTGATTTTTAAATGCTTGCGATAAAAAAACTGCACCGAAATGCAGTTTTGGTTTTTCTACGGAAGACATGGGATTCGAACCCACGCACGCTGTTACACGCCTACCGCGTTTCCAACACGGCCTCTTAAGCCTCTTGAGTAATCTTCCAATACTTACTCAAATAGTCTACCATAAAGCCACTTATCTTGCAATAAAAATTTTGGAAATAAGAAAAATGATAGAATTTGAAAGAAAGTGACAAAAAATGCTTGACTTTGCCGGAAATTGTGCTAGAATAATTAGTGTAAACGATAACAGGAGGTGATTTGGTGTTAAAAACTGAGCGGAAGCAACTGATTTTAGAGGAGTTAAATCAACATCATGTAGTTTCCCTAGAAAAATTGGTTAGTTTATTAGAAACATCAGAATCAACGGTACGAAGAGATTTGGATGAGTTGGAGGCGGAAAACAAGCTTCGCCGTGTGCATGGAGGAGCAGAATTGCCCCACTCCTTGCAGGAAGAAGAAACCATCCAAGAAAAATCTGTCAAAAACCTTCAAGAGAAGAAGTTACTTGCTCAGAAAGCAGCCTCTCTTATCAAGGAAAAAGATGTTATCTTTATCGATGCTGGAACGACAACTGCTTTTTTAATCAAGGAATTGGTTAATAAGAACATCACTGTTGTGACCAACTCCATTCACCATGCGGTTCAGTTGGTTGAAAAACAGATTCCAACTGTCATGGTTGGAGGAAGTGTCAAGATGGCAACAGATGCATGTATCGGTGGTGTTGCTCTTAACCAAATCAATCAATTGCACTTTGACCGTGCCTTTATCGGGATGAATGGTGTAGACGATGGTTATTATACGACTCCTGATATGGAGGAGGGAGCCGTTAAGCGTGCTATTTTGGAGAATGCCAAACAGACCTACGTCTTGGTGGATTCGTCCAAAATTGGACAAACTTGCTTTGCCAAGGTAGCACCACTTAAACGCGCTATTGTCATCACAAGTCAAGGGCATGAGCTCTTGCAGGCTATTAAGAAGAAAACGGAGGTAATAGAAGTATGA